TAATTGAAACTTGCTTAGTCTTAATGACTAGCTTTCTTAAATCTTTCAGCATGTAGCGGAAGCCACATCTGTCGCATTCCGCAATACTGTTCTTACCACTGGCGTATTTACTACCCATACATCACCTATATGTGATCATACGTGGCACAAAACGATCTGGAGCTTTCTCCCGATCTTCGCCTGCCGCCATCTCCCAAGCCTCATCATACTGAGACTTAAGCATCACAATACGACCGGGATCTATATCCGGCAGCTTTATAGACAACATGTACGCAAGCCCCGCAACCATCGCATTTTGAAAACGGAATGGTATGTCTTCAACATTCACACCACCACCAGCATCCACTATGCGACGTAGACGCCAGTACACAAAGTAATAGTACGGTTCTGTTGATGTGCCCTGATCAGGAGAAGGCCACACATTAATCTGAGGAACCTGCGGCGTTGCGCCAACCAGATCAGAAGTTTGACCAGAGCGACGATTTACCCATACTTGGATAGGCCGACCTTGCGTCAGCTTGTTTGGGATTGTCGAGTACGTTGAGACGCTAATCCGGTTGATGTTGATGTCTTGCTGGTTAGCAGTTTGTCCGGGACTAGTACGAATAACGTGCTCCAAAAGATCCACGGTATCGTTAGGTAAATCATAGGTAATTGTGCCTTGCACTAAAGGAATCTGACCTTGCTCAATAGTCCACAGATTTAACCCACGATTAGCCCATTCGGTAATCATGAAGTTAAGACTGCGTCGAGCCGTACGGAAATCATAGCCAGTACGAAGCTCACGACCGCATCTCTCAAAGGATTCTTCTATAAGCTCGTTTAGCGTAGGATTAAACGAAGTTGTGCTGGCTGTATATGGCATGATTTACTTTCTAGCCATCCTTAAATTGTCCACCAAATTGGGCCAAGGTCTACCAGCGGCTTTTGCCGCAGCTTTCGCTGCTGACTTCTTAGCGGGGCTTAACTTCTTTGGCTTTCCTAAACCTTCTGGACGCGGCTTATCCCACACCTCTCCACCCTTTTTATACTGAGTGAAATCAGTGTCATCCCGACGCTTTTTCTTTTTAGCGCCGGGCATCTTGGAAGGGTTAATGTCACCCATGCCGCGAGAGGCCATCATCTCAGCACTTCCCGCCTTTTTTTAAACCCTTAGCATTACCAGCCATAGTAATCATCTTACCTTTGGTTTTGCCTTTAACAGCTACGCCATCACGGCTAGGAGCTGCAGTTTTAACTTTTTCCATTTTGCTAGGAGCAGGGAATTTCATTTTCGTAGCCATAACACCACCTTGTTTAAAAGATTTACCTTTATCCGCCGCAGCGAACTCTTTACCCACAGACTGCTTAATACCAACCTTCTTGGCGAAAGCGGGAGAGTGGGCAACCGCTTCCATAAACCTATGCTGCTTTTTACTAACGCTAGGCATTAGTACATTTTCCCACGAGTCTTGCCACGTTGGGCAATTCCATCTGCACGAGAAGAAGCTGTGCCGCCTTTAGCCTTTTTAACTGGCTGCATAGGCTGTACTGGGCCTTCATCATCTTGAGGAGTCTTCATACCCTCCTTAAAAATCTCAGCAGTTTTCTTAGTTTCGCCGCGTGGTGGCGCAACTTTTTCATTCTTCATTTCATCCATCAGAGCTTTGCGCTCAGCAGGTGTTAAGCCAGCCATATTATTCACCTTTAAATCGAGTCAATACGCTCCGAACGGTGTCGGTTTCATAAATGCGAATGGTCATCCAAACAATAGTGAGCAAGCCGCCAATCAACGCAACAACAGGAGGGAACCATGACATAAAGCCACTTACTCCCACAACTACTGCTGCACCATCAGCCATTGCTTTAACGTCGTGATTGTTCATTTCAACATTTCCATCTTTTTAGTGAAGCTGCAGCATTTGCTGCAGTACCAATCTTGTTAAGTTCACCGCTAACTATTAACGGGTGTACTTTGCCATGCTCAACATAGTGCATCACGCGCAAGTTTTCGACCCTGTTGTCAGAGTGTATCCCGTTTATATGGTCAACCTGTTCGCCTTTTTCTAGCGGTTTAATGAATGCCGCCGCGACCAATCGGTGTACCAAAAATGCCTTGCACCTTTCTGTACGTAGCCCACCATTCCTAAAACGGACTTCAATATACGGCTTAGTTCTGCCTGTGTCTTTTTTAGGTGTAAGCGTCATTATTCGTTCTGGCATAAAGCACTCACCGCCACCCTTTGTCTTTCGCATACGCGCTAAAGACTTGACTCTTCCCAAAGAGCTGACTTGGTAACGGCCTTCATAGCCTTTAATATCAGCCCACACTTCAGTATCCTGAACATTTCCATCGACGCATTGAGGCTCTAGCACGGCTTCCCTTTTCACTTTTTTCTGCGATAGGGGCCATTCTACTACAGAATGATTTCTTACGTGGGCCACCTTCTGGCTGTGGGGCCTTTAGATTAGACCCCGTAGCGGCGTTGTACTTCGCCCGGCCTTTGGCGGTAAGTCCAGCCCCTTTAGAGACCGGCAGCTTCTCGCCACGACCGACTGCAAGTGATGGGTTCTTTTTGGTAGCCATTACCAAGTCCCCGCTGACCAAGCTACACGTTTCCAAATGTTCGTGGAATTGTTGACGTAATTTGCAGTGCAGTAGTACATGTAATTTGAATCAAATGCAATTTGACCCAGTGTGTCACCAGCTACGCCATAACTGTGTGCAGGTACTGCAGCGCCAAACAATCTGATTACGGTATCGTTGACTGTAATTCCAGTATTAACTGCCGCACTAAGGGCTACTCCAGTATTACTTACAGTCAATGCACCAACCGTTACAGAATCATTGATCGTTATAGATTCTGCTTGAATATTTAATGGTTCGTCATTGTTTGTGCTGATAAATGGAAGGCCGTTACCAGCAATATACAAATCACCAATCGACAAATTTTTTGTAGGAATGTTGATGTCACGGTACACGTTAATTGCACCCGTATCACCAGACACACCAAGACTAAACGCAGTGCTAGTTGTTGTGCCCGTAACTGTGGTTGCTTTAACTACTGGCGCTTGTAACTGATTTGCGCCGTTAATAAGCAATACGCCGTCAGTAACAGTCAACTCAGCATTCAAACCAGCATTGTTTGTGTCTTGTAAAAACAAACTGCCGGGGCCAATGTGGATAGAATTCCAGCGCAGCAAAGAAGAGCCTAAGCTCTGCGTATTGTCCGTGGTCGGCAAAAAGTTTCCGCCAATTTTAATATCGTGCGCACCAACAAAAGTTAACGCACCGCTTAGCGTCCATGATTGAGCAGCGCCAGAAAACAAGTTGCCGGAGTTCATGTACAGCGCATAATTAGCTGCACTTGAGCCGCTTGCTTCTGCGTACACGCCAATGTTAAACCCGCCCGAATGGGTAGTAACGGCTGATCCTCGAATACCTGTAACTGAGCCACCATCGCCTGATGCGCTAGGGAATCCTTGACCAAAAACACCAACCGATTTGGTATTACCGTTTGAATAGCCAGCGCCGTAAACACCAACGCCCCAGATATTAGTATCCGATGAATTGCCTACACCCTCGCCAACCGAGCCAGTGTTGTAGCTCTGATTCTGCTGAATACCTGCTGTCGTGGTACTTACAACAGCTAGGGCATTAGGGAATCTTGTAAAGTTTGCTGATGCTGCTGGGCCAATTAGCTCTGTAGTACCTGCAATAGTGTTTCGTGTTGTTGCGCCAATTGTGGTGTTATTGATTGCACCGCCAGTAATAGCCACGTTAGACGCAGCTTGCAAAGCCATCGTATTGAGGCCAGAAATATCCGATGTAGGAATTGCAGCAACAGCAGTCATAGTTGACGTACCGTTACCCTTAACGTAGCCAGTAAGGGTTGTCGCCCCAGTACCGCCTTGAGCGGGTGTAACTGCCGTTGCGTTTAGCGCCGCCGTAGTAATTGCTGCTGGTGTGGTCTGTGTAGTGTTGCCGCCATTGACTATAGGCAGTGCATCGCTCGCTGGGACGATAGTGCCTGAAAGCGGTAGTTGGGTGATTTTTACGTCTGCCATGACTAGCCTTGCGTAATAAGTTGATTACCGCTTTCGGTAATTATATAGTTGCCGTTCTGCGCCAATATGTGAGATATCGCTCCCGGCTCATTAGCGAACTGAACAGACACCCCAATACCACCTACAGAGTCCGTTGCCCCGCTGTTTAAAGCTGACACACCATAAGCTCTACCATCAGTGGTATTCGCGTAATCACTTACACCCGTATTGGTAGAGACTGTAGGCATCTTTAGCTCGCTATACCAGCTTGGATTGCAGTCAACGTAACAGTGCCATTACTCGATCCAACATTCACCCGCATGGCCCGAATAGGAAATGCGTAGTTACCGTCTTGGTTGGCTGTTTGTGAAACCAAGTCTTCATGCGGAAACCATGTAGCAGAAGCCGCAACAAAACTTGGCGCAAACACGTCATCAAACGTATGTTGAATCGTGTACGAAACTGTTGCTCCCGCACTGACCACCACACCAAAACCGATATTAAATGGGCTGATGTAGTGATCCATTGGGATAGGAGCTGATACGCCAGCCCCCGTCACAGTTTGAGAAACAGGACGCATAATTGCCCCCTATTAAACGTTCTGCTGACCAGCCAGCGGATCGACAACAAAGTAAGTGATGTAGCCACCAACAGTGCCTGAACCAGAAGTGTCGATAGTTACAGTAACGTAAGACAATTCACTAATCGAAGTCAGAGTCAAACCGCTAGTAACAACACCAGTCGAAGCAACCGACAAGTTGTTAGCGATAGCCGCACCAGTAGCTGTGCCAGAAGTGTAGCCAGTAGTGCCGAGATCAACAGAGCCACCGCCTGCATCGTTAATGATGACAGAGGTAACAACAGCACCTGCTGGGAGAATTAGAGCTGGAGCGCCCGCAGTGGACGAAACAGTAACATTGGTTGCAGTAGCAACAGAAGCGTCAGCGATATAAAACTGGGCAGCCATTACGCCTGAGCCACAGTATGCGGTGCGAGTCTGATCGCCGCCGCCCGAACGCCAAATACTTTGGGTGGTAGAAAGTGCCATGATAAATTGTCCTATTCATGCTAGTTAAGTGCAAGCGATCTGCATGAAAGTCAGCCGGGACTGTTCGCAAGCACCGGATAACCCGGATTTCTATGTTTATACTACTGCGGAAGTGAGGTGTCAAGAAAATAAAAGAGGGGGCCGAAGCCCCCTCAGATACCGCATAAACACTAGGATTTCGTGTCGAGTTATCCCTTTAGTTTCAAGCCCCAGCTGAACCGTACATCCCAAGGGGGTCACTCCAACCAAAGCTGTAACGCTCACGAGCCTTGTAACGTACGTTGCCTGTATCAAAATCCCCGTCCATCGACTGCGACAGTGGCGAACGCTCAAAGTGCTTCATGCCGTTTGGAACGTCAGTGGTCAGGAACCATGCGTTTGTATCGGTCAAGAAGTGATTGATTGTGTAGCCTTCTGCAACGGAGCCGTTGTTTTTGATGGCGTTGATATCGTTATCGTTAGTACCGACACGGAGTTCGGTTTCCAACAGACGTGTTGCAACGAACTGCAGTGCTGGTGGAACGATCAGCTTTTTAGGCTTAGCAGCGATCAACAGACCGCGTTCATCCGTCCAAGCAGCGATCTGAATAACAGCGTTTTCCAACGATGTTTCATTCAAGTCAGCAGCAGTTGAAGGAACGTTGCTGTTGTAGCCACCCGAAGTCAAAGGATGCAAAGCCGAGAACAGGGCCACGCCGTCACCACCGGGGTAGGACGATGAAAAGCCGTTGTTCAAGACGTTAGCCGCCTTAACTTGCTTGGTGTAAGCCATAGCACGAGCCAGAGCCTTGGTGTAACGAGCAGACAAGCTATCGTACAAGTTGTCCTCGATGGCCTCTTCGGTCAGCGAGAAACCCAAAGCGATGGTTTCGTGGTTATAGCGAGCTGTCCAAGCTTCTTGGCCGTTGTCATAGCGAATGGCAGAACCCTCGCTCTTG